CGATTTCGAGGAACCGCTCGACGGTGTTGCCGTCCACCACGGCCAACTCGGTCCGCTTGGGAACGAACCCGATCGACAGCCCGGTGACGGCGCCCGCGGCCATGACGGCCTTCACGTAGTCCCGCGCTGCGCGCCCCGCCTCGGTGTCGAACAGGTCGGCCACCATGACCAGCCCGTCGCCCGTGTCGGTCAGGCTGGCGACCACGCCGACGTGGGCGTCCACCTCGCGCTCGTGGTCCATGAGGAAGGGGACGCGCCGCGCCTTGACCTTGGTGTCAATGGTGCGCTTGGCGCAGCCCCGAGCGAACACGGTGCCGTAGGTGTCCACCTGCTCGTAGCTCAGCGCCACGCCGGTGATGCGGCCCGCGATCCCTTCGGGCAGCCCTTCCTGGCGGGCTTCGAGCGCCACCTCGCGGCGGTACAGCGTCACGGTGTCGATGGTCATAGGACGCCCTGCGCCTCCTCGGGGGTCTCGGTGTAATAGACTAGGGTGCAGCGGCAGTTGATGACCTCGCCCGCGGGGCCGCGTGGGTCCAGCGGGTACAGCAGGCCGTTGCCGAACGGGTCGTCGATGCCGATGGGCGGCTGGGCGCCCGCGGCGGCGTGCGTCGGGCGGGTCTTGCGGTCCTCGAACGCCAGCCATTGCTTGGCCCGGAACAGGTCGCCCTCGGCCTTGGCTTGGTCCCACGAGCCCTGCGACTGCGCGCCCGCCACCTCGGTCTTGGCGATCCGCGTGGCCCGCACGTCGGTCATCTGCTCGCCGTAGACGCTGGCCTGAATCAGCCGCGCCGTCTCGGCCACGCTTAGCTCGGCCAGCTCTGCCGACCGGATCGCCGCGGTCACCTGCTTGGCGGTCGTGTCCCCGATCAGCTCGGCCAGCCGGTCGGCCCGGTTGCCGATGGCCTGCAACACACTCGGCGGCTTGAGCCCGAAGCTATAGCCCGCGCCCATGACCTCCTGCGCGCCGAAGAGGTACATGCGCTCGATCAGCTCCAGATACGCGGCCCGCCACGCGGCGTAGTATTCCCCGCCCCGGGCGTAGTTTTCCCGGATCTGCCGCTCGATGGCGTCCAGCACGGGGTCGTCCGCTCGGGTCGCCCGGTCAAACAGCCGCGCCACGGACGCCGCGTCCTCGCGGAACCGGGCGCGGGCGGTGGTATAAAAGGGCGCCTCCTGCCGGTCCATCTCCTCCATCTGCCGCACCCAATAGCGGTACAGGATGTGGTCCTCGTCGGGCTCGCCGTCCTCGCGGTAGAGCGGGGCGCGCAGCACCTCGGGGTGGTGAACCCACCACGGGCGCCCCTGCTCGTCTACCAGGGGGCTGGCATTCCGTACCGGCGCACCAGCGGCAGCCGGTGCCGCATCGTCCGCTGCCACCGCCGCCACGGCGACACGCGCCGGTAGGGGGGCACGACCTGCCGGAACACGTTGCGCCGCACGGTCACCCAGCGCCTCCTTGGCTTCGTTGATGACGGCCCGCATCCCATCCAGCCCGATGTCGCCCACGACCAGCCATTTCACCTGGGCGATCACGCCCGCGATGCGCTTGTTCGCTCGGTGCCGCGCCGCCCACGCCTCGCGCAGTCGCACGGCCCGCTCCTCGGCGGGGCTGCTGGGCGCGCCGCCACGCTTGGCCAGCGGGGCCAAGATGGCGAACTGCCGGTTCCCGCGGACATTGCCGCCCTTGCGCCAGATCTCGGGATACTCGCGCTTCAGGGTCTCGGCCTCGCCCACGGGGAAGCGCCCCCACTGGCTGTTGCGCAGGCTGACGGCCTTGTTGTCGCCCTTGGCGGGGAAGTCCGTCGCCGGGTCGGCGCGGTCCTCCTCCTCGTCGTCCAGCTCGTCGTCGTCCTCGTCCTCCTCGTCCTCTAGCTCCTCCTCGTCCGTCTCGCCCTGCAACGCCGGGGGCGGGCCGTCCTGCGCGGGGGCTTGCTCCATGACCGCCCGCGGGTCGATCACGGCCACCGCGGCGGGGGTCAGCGTGGCCCCGGCGGTGACCAGAATCGTGTCCGTGGGCTCGGGGATGGGGGACAGCCGCAGCGCCCGGCGCGACTCCTCCCACGTCCGCAGCCCGTCGCGGAACTCGGCCCGCACGCGGGTGCTGGTCGCGCTGTCGTCCTCCACCAGCTCGCGCAGCAGGTCATGGTCGTAGGTGATCCACACGTCCCCGAACTCGGGGGCCAGCCAGTGGTTCAGCTCGTCCTCGATCGCGGCCAGCATCGGCTCGATGGTGTGCTGCACCAGCCGCGCGCGCGCCTCGACATACTGCGCGCCCGACAGCCCGGCGTCGGACGTGGCGCTGGCTATCCCGATCATCCGCGGGTCCACCCCGAAGGCCGCGCAGATGTCCTCGCGGGACACCCGGCGCAGGTCGGGGAACTCCAGGTCGGACAGCGTGAACCCCAACGGCTTGATGTCGCGCACGGCCCCGAAGAACGCAGGCGTGCCCCGCTTTCCGCGGTCCACTACCCGGGCACTGTACCGCTGCTGCATGGCGGTGGCGTCATCCTGCGTGGCCTCGTCGGCCAGCAGCACGGCGAAGGTCGGGGTGCCGTCGTTGGTCACCACCTGGCGCACGTACTTCGTTGCTTCGTTGTCCGCCGCGATGGACGCCAGCGCCGTGGCCCCGCGGGGGAAGCCAAAGGCGTCGGGCGTGAAGGGGCGGGGCATCTCCAGGTCGCGCACATGGATGATGTCCGCCACGTCCCGCTGCACGATGATGCCCGACCAGTTGGCGTAGTCGTACCGCCGCGGGTCGCCGTCCGCGTCCACCCACACCGACTGGAGCGACTCGGGGTTGATCGCCCCCAGCCGACGCGGCAGGCCCTGCCCGCTCGGGCCGCGGTCCATCTCCATCATGGCGTTCCCGTAGCCCAAGAAGTCCACGGCCAGCCGGGCGCGCATGGTCCGGGCGGTGAACCGCGGCCCGGGGTAGTCGAGCAGCCGCTGGAGCGGGTGCGACTCGGGCACCCGGCTCTCGTAGTCGCCACGGGCGCGCAGCACGACGAGGGGCACGGACGCCACCACGTCGGCGATGACCCGCATACAGGCATGGACCACCGGGTGCTTGCTGAACCCTTCCACCCGGATGCTGGCGCCTTCCGGCTTGTACTCTTGCGGGTTGGCCGTGCGCACGAGCGACATTTGGGGCGTCCCGCTGGCCAGCCCGTTGGGCGGCTGCCCGCTGCTCCCGGCGATGGCCGGGAAGTTGGGGTACACCAGCGGGATCACGGCGCGGCTCGCGTCGGGCGCGGTGATGTCCCCGCGCAGCGCCTTCAGGGCGAGCCCCACGCGCTCGCGCAGGGTCGGGACGGCCACAGGGGCCGGGGCGTCAGCCATGGTCCGAACGCTAGGCACAGCGTCTGCCGTGCGCCACCCGTCCAGTTGACTAGACCACGAACGCTTCGACCTGCTTGAGCATCAAGCTCGACAGCGCCCAGACCAGCGCGTCCACGCGGTCGGGGCTGCCGTCCATGGCGTCGGGGCGGAAGCTGGCCATCTGCTGCTCTAGGATCGGGAGCTGTCCGACGTGGAACACTCGCCCTTCTTGGTACAGCGCGTACACCGGCTCGGCGCGGGCCAGCTTGCCCTTGGTGGCCCGGACGTCCACAATGCGGACGCCGTGCGCCTTGTCGCCCTGCGCCGCCAGCACCGACCGCACCATGTCCCCGCCCTGGTTGACCTCGGCCACGATGCTGGCGCCCCACCGGCGGGCGGCGTCGATGGCCACGGCGCCCCACTGCGCGGGGCTATAGCGCCCGCTCAAGTCCTCCAGCACGTAGCCGCGGCGGTCGCGGCCCAGCCCCACGACCACGATGCCGGTCTCGTTACTGGCCGTGTTGGCCGTGACGGCGGGGTCCACGCCGACCAGCACCCGGGCGAAGTTGTCGGGGGGCTGCTCCACCCGCGCCCGCACGATGTCGGCGCCCGTCCACAGCAGCCCTTCGGTGGCGTGCGTCCACTCGCCCAAAAAGACGTGGGCAAACCGGGCGGGGTTGGTCTCGCGCAGCCGCTCGGCCTGCTCGATAAAGCTGGGGCTGAGGTTGTGCGCGTTCTGCTGGTAGGTCGTGTGGATGTACAGCGTGTCGGCCCGGGGCTGGGCCACGAACCGCTCGTAGAGGAAATGGGCGCGGGCGGCTGGGTTGAGCACTAAGACCACCCGGTTGGGGCGGTCCACCTGGCGTATGCTATAGTCGATGGTGTCGAAGCTCTTGGCGTCGACCAGCTCCTCGGCCTCGTCCAACACCCACGTGGTGACGCCCTGGATCGACTTGAGCCGCGCCGATTGGTTGCCGCTGCTGGTCTTGATGCCGCGAAACAGGATGGCCGAGCCGGTGCGCCGGTTGCGGATCGTGTCGCGGGTCACGTCGAAGTCGTCGGCCACGCCCAACAGGTCCAGCTTGTCCACGAACTCGGGGATAATCGAGATGGACGCCGCGACCATCGTCCAGCGCGTAAACAAAATGACGTGCCCCGCCTCGTAGGTGAGGTTGAGCAAAAACAGGGCGACATGGAACGACTTGCCCCCGCCGCGCCCGCCCGTCAGGAAGGCATAGCGCCACGCGGGGGCGGGGTTAAACAGCGGCTGATAGGCACTCAGCAGCTCCAGCGGGCGGGGTTCACCCGGCTGGCTGGTCATCCATATAGATAGTGAGGATGTGGTCGGTCGCGGGGCGCGCCCAGCTCCACCGCAGACCACGCGCCTTGAGCCACGCCTCGATACGCTCGCGGCTGTAGACGTTGCAGTAGGTGCCGTGGGCGAGCGTGCGGTCGATGACCACCGAGTCTTGGTCGCCCTCCCCGAGCTGGAAGAACACCACGATGACAGCGCGGCGGGCGTGGGCCAGCAGCGTCTCCAGCGCGTTGTGATAGCCGGGCAGATGCTCCAGCACATGGCGGCAGTATGCCACGTCGGCCTGCCCGTAGTGGTCCACGCTGTCGATGCTGCCTTGCACCACCTGCGCCCCCAGCCCTTGCCCGTAGGCGACCAGCTCGGGGGTGAGCTCCACGGCCCGGTAGCCGATCCACGGGTGGGCGCGCCAATAGGTCTGAAAGTCAAGGAAGGTGCCGGGGCCGAACTCCAGCACGGTCTTGGCCCCTAGCGTCTCCACCTGCTGGAACACGGCCCGGCGGCTGTACGGGTCCGATTGCTCCAGCCAGCCCGCGAAGGTGCTGCCGGTGATGCCGTGCGCCTGGATGTGGTGGGACCACCAGACTTCGTGCGGCGGGCGGGTGGCGCTGGTCGGCTCGGTCACTTGGGCGGCTCCACGTGGGGGACGGTGATCCAGCTAATAGGCGGGGTGGCGATGGGCTTGTCCCCGCTGGTGACATCGGTGCGCTGCACGGCCTTGCCGAAGGCGCGGTCCAGCAGGGCTTCGGCGGCGCGCACGTCTCCTTCGGCGGCCTTGGCGCGCAGGGCGCGGATGGTCTGCTCTAGGGCCGTCATGCCGCCTTCTTCTTCGGACAGCACGCGGGCGAGGGCCTCGCGCAGGTCCGGGAGCTTGGGCGGTCCCTTCATATTGCGGCGCGGATCGTGCCCCGGCTTGAAAGGCTTCAGGTTGGCTAGGCTCGCGGCCGGTCGCTTTTTCTTAGTCACAGGTTCCCCACAGCTAGAACGGGCGGATGGTCGGGATGCCGATGCCCACGATCCGCGGCATGGGCGGCACGGGCGGCACGTCGGGCGGGTGGCTAGGCGGCACGTCCCACGGGATCGGGCCGACCGGCTTGTCCTGCCACGCCCGCTGGTCGCGGTAGGCCAGCACGTCGGCGGTGTCGAGGTGCAGGACGATGCGCTGGGCGTGGGGCGGGCTGACGACGATGCTGCGGAACACCGGGGGGACGGCTTCGCACAGCTTGTGGACGGCTTGGCGTGAGACCCCGATGAGCGCGGCGGCTTCCGGGATTGTCAGCCAGGCGGGGCGGCTGGGCAGCGGGGTCGGCGTCATAGTGTGGAAGGTAGTGGGCTAGCCGTGCCGGTAGGTATCGCGGACGATGGCCCACGCCTCCTCGGCGCTGCGGGCGATCTCCACGCGCCAGCCGCAGGCGGTGAGCTGCTGATGCCACGCAAGCTGCTCGGGGGTGGCGC